CCCATCTCCGACCCCATCACCCCCGCCACCTACCACCCTTAACCCCCCCTTTTTATGAAAACCCCTTCCTTCTGGGCGTCCAACCGCCTGCTCTTCGTGCTCTGGGCCATCGTGCTCATCGCCCTCGCTAACGCCGTCATCGACTGGTCCGCCCAGCTCGACCCCTCCGCCTCCGACACCTTCCGCTGGCCCGGCTTCTTCATCTTCTTCGCCATCGCGGCCTTCACCACGGGCCACGCCTACTACACTTACACCCGCCCGAAGCGCTAGGCCATGTCCATGCACACCCTTCGCCCCTACACCATCCCCCGAGGCCACCACCGGCCTCGGGGCTGGTTCTTCCGCGCCTTCTGCTCCCTGCTCTGGCGCGCCCCCGAAGCCATTGAGCTGCAGGTGCTGTTCACTCGCAGCTGCTGGTACTCAGTCACGCCTGGCGTGAACGATCAGCTGCAGAAGCTCGTCGGCTACTCGCGAGGCCCCCACCACCAGAACAGCACCCGCATCGTGTGGCGCCCAGACGGCACCCCCGACCGTCCCGGCTTCGCACTCTTCGTGTACGAATACCAGAAAGGCAGCCCGCCCCCGCCTGAAGAACAACTCGAGCTGATCACCGTGGTCTACCCCGACGAAGTCAATAATCTGCTCCCCCTCTACGGCATCGACACAGGCCCGAGCTGGGGCTACCGCCTTTGGCCACACTTCGAAGGCCCTGACAACGCTGGCGCCCCCCACACCATGACCCTCTACCTCGCCACCCGCCTGCTCTACTAGCCCTCGGAATAATCCGACCCCAAAAAGTGGAATAAAATCCAGCCCTTTTTCAGCACCCCGATCATGACCTTCTCGTTCAAGCCCTCGCTCGCCCCGCAGGTCGAGTCCCGCCGCAAGATCACCACCATCCGCAACTGCGCTAAGCGCATGCCCCGCCCCGGTATGCCCTTCACCGGCGTCACCGGAGCCAGATTCAGCCCCCGCGTCATCTGCCGCGCCACCATCCTCGAGGTGCTCCCCATCGAGATAGACCTGCGCCATGAGCGCCTCGCCATTCGCCTCGACCGCAGCCAGCTGCACACCGACGAGATCGCCCGCCTCGCCACCTTCGAGGGCTTCGACGGCCCCGAGGTCATGCACCGCTTCTTCGTCACGATCTACGGCCGCACCGTGCTCATGGAAGAGACCTACCGCCTTATTCACTGGGGCGAGCGCCTAGACCACTTCCTCAACATCCCCATCGAAATGCGCCTGCGCGGATACGAATTCGACCAGGTCCGCCAAGACGCCTTCGAACGCCAAGCATGAAGCACCGCCTCATCCTCACCACCGCCGAGCTCCACGCCCTGCACCAGTGGCTTTGCACCGAGATCGCCGTGCACCCCTCCAAGTACGAATTTGCCAACCTTAATGAGCACCTCATCTGGTGGACCCTGAACGAGCTTGAGGTCAGGCTCTACCGCCGCGTCCGCCTCGCCGTGCCCGTAGCCCTGGCTACTAAGCCCCACCGCATCGCCATCTCTCCTAGAGAGGCTCTAGCCCTCTTCGGGCGGCTGCACATGTCTCTCGCCGCCGACGAAACGCGCGGCAACTACTGGATGCTCGAGCTCCGCACCTTCATCGACCAGATACGCTCCGGCTAGCGAAACAGCACCTGCTCCAGCTCTTGCAGCAGCTCACGCTCCGCCTGCTCCACCAGGTCCATCCGCACATACATAAACCCCCGCTGGCGGTACTTCACATCGCCTCGCCTGCGCCGGTGTGCCGGCACCGTGTGCCCCTCCCGCGTGTGGGCGGCCACATCCACCACCTTCGAGGGCTGCGTGCCCCCGATGTTGTGAATCCGCGACTGCTTCGCCCCCGCCGTGATCAGCAGCCCCAGCGGCGTCAGCCGATACTTGATCTGCTTCCGCAGGTTGCCCGTCTTGTTCAGCCCCACCTGCGCCGCCTTCGCCTTGTAAAACGTCACCGCCTGCTGCCCCATCTTCCGCAGCACCCGCTGCTGGATGCCATACAGCTCCCGCGCCGCGAGGTCCCAGTTGGGCGTCTGCTCCGGCTTCATCTACGCCTCGGTGCTGGGTGTGCCCGCACTCGGCGCCTCGATGCGCTCCACGTTCAGCCCCAGCTCGGCCTCCAGCTCAGCCTGCTGCCAGCGGTAGCCCATCTCGAAGAGCGTCTTCGCCATGCTCACCCGGTCCAGCTGGCTCATACTCTCGAACTTCCGGTAGCGCAGCTTGCGCCCCTTCCACCGGTCACTGCGTTGCTCCAGCACCGGCAGCAGCTGCGCGTTCAGCTGCTCCTCCACCAGCCGCTTGTCGGCGTCGGTCAGGTAGTTGCTCACCCGCTCGTGCACCTCGCCCAGAGCGCGGCTCCCCTTCTCCCCGCTCGCCTGCGTCAGCGTCTGGCCCAAGATCATCTGGCTCACCTTCTCGTCCTGATACACGATGAACTCCTTGAACACCTGGTACGAGTCGGTGTTCTTGTGCTCCAGAAACTGCAGCTCCATACTTTCATCGCCCGAGGTCACCGCGTTCATGCCCGCCCCTTGCAGGTTGTCCACGATCTTCTGCTTCTCCGCCTCGCTCATGTTACCCATGAACTTCACGTGCCGCGTCGGCAAGCCAAACACCTCCCCGAACTCCGCCCAGGCCTCCACCATCGCCGACTTGAACAGCTCCGCCCGCGAGGCTTGCTCCAGCAGCCCCAGCCCATACGGCTCCCCCACCTCGATCAGCAGGGTCTTCGCCGTCGCCGCCCGCTTGCGGTAGGCGATAGCCTCACCGGGCTTCGTCAGGTCAGGCAGGTACTCACCCGCCTCCGGCTTCACGTGCTCGCGCGGCAGCAGCTCACAGCGCAGCGGGGTGCCGTCCGGCCCTAGCCACAGCTCTACCAGCGAGTGCCCGTAAAACACCGACTCCTGCACAAACCGGATCATCCGGTGCACCGCTGGGCTGTCCATCTGGCGCGTCAGCTCCACATCCTCGATGCCCTCCGCATCCACCACCCGATAGGGCTGGCTCAGCAGCTTCTCGCGCCGCAGCATGATGGCGCTGGCCAGGTGCGCGTCACGCATCGCCTCGCGGTAGATCGCCAGCAGCGGCCGCCGGTTCGGGTCCGTCGGCGACGTCGCCCAAGTGATCGCATTGCGCCACCCCGCGATGTCGTCAGCCGCCCGCAGCTCGTAGCTCCGCCGCAGCTTGTCAAACATCAGGCGCATGTTCTCCTGCCCGATCATCGCCGCCATCGGGCTCTGTCGCACGAGGCTCTTGCCGGCCACCGGCTGTTTTTCCGAGGTGTAGTCGCTCATGCTCGTCTCCAGTTTCGTTTTGCGTTGCTTGCTACCGCCAGCGAGGCCGTTCTCACAGGTTCGCCGCTTTCAGGGTCGGGCCGCATGGGCAGGTCCAGATACCGCGAGCCCTCACCCACCTCCTTCAGCAGCTTCATCGCCCGCTCCATGGCCATCCGCCGCACGTTGGGCACGTTCAGGTTGCTCACCCGCTCCCACAGGTAGACCAGCGCGATGTCTAGCACCGCCCCCAGCACCAGCGGGTCGCGCTCTTTCCCCGTGCGCTCGAAGATCAAGTCGGTGTTGTAGCGCTCCATCAGGTAGCTCTTTGCATCCCCGATAGCCCGCCGCTCGCATTCGATGCGCGCCTGCTCGTCGTGCCCCACCAGCAGCGTGTAGTGCTCATCGGGCAGTCGGCTCTTGTAGTCAGCTTGGGTGATATACATCGTTTGTTGGCTTAGTGGGTTCGTGCGAGTCGTCTGGGTCTGCCCACGCTTCGGCTGGCGATCTGCAGCGACGGCGTGGCGCTCATCCGCTGCACCTTGTATAGCGCGCCCTCAAGGGCGTCCGGCCCGTCATCGGCCAGGTTACGCGCCCCGCTGAAGCTCAGCAGCTGCCGCACCAGCTCCTCCATATCGGGGTTCTCCCGTTCCCGCAGCTCCAGCGTCACCTGCCCCTGCTCGAAGTAGCGCGCCATCTCGGCGATCCGCCGGTGCTTGTTGGGCTTCTTCCGCAGGTCGGGCGTCACCCGCATCGCCTGCCCCACCTCTTTGCCATACGCGTCGAACTCCCTCAGCAGCAGCTGTTGCTGCAGTTCGCCCTCGATGTACACCGGCCAGCTATGCCCCAGCTTCTGATACTCGCCCGCTAGCGCATAGCACCAGGCGATCAGCACCCGCAGGTCACACCGCCGGCAGAACACACGGTGCACATGGAAGGTCTGCCCCACCCGGCTCACCACCACCGCCGCCTTAAAATCGCCCAGCTTGCTCGGCTTGTAGCTCGGGTCGATGTAGATGATCCGCGAGTCGGCCGCCCGCTCCACGGGCTGCGCCGCCCACTTGATGTGCCGCTCCTGAAACGAGCCACCCCCATACTCGGGCTGGTTCATATACTCCTGAGCCGCCATCCGTGGGTCCATCCGCGCCATCGTCAGCTCTATTTCCTCCAGCGTGTACTTCTCCGGCCACGCAGGCACCCGCTCTCCAGCCTCGTTTTGCATGATCGCCCGCACCTGGCTGTAGTAGTAGTCCTTCACCTTCTCGGCCTTCCGTGCAAATCGCGCCACGATAGCGTCGGGGTGTATCCGGTTGCCCGACATCAAAAACCGCCCACGGCCCATATCCATCGTCCCGTAGATCGCGCTCTCGATCTTCCGCATGTAGCCCGTCACCCGCACGGGGTTGTTCATCCACTCCTCGTCGTCAATGTCATCCACCACGATGTAGTCGGGTCGGTATTGCCTGTTGCGCAGGCCCCGCGTGCTTTGCTTCAAGCCAAAGGCATGAAACGACGTGCCGTCTCGCGTCACAAACTGCCCCTCTTTCCACTCGGCCGGGTTATACTGCTCGCCGAAGTCGCTCGCGTAGCGCTCGTTGGCGGCCAGCTCGTTTTGCAGGTCGGTCAGGCTATCCGCGGCCTTCTCAAAGCTCTTGCCCACCACCAAGTACGTGTGAAACAGGCCCTGCGCCTTCAGCCACATGGGCAAGATGATCGCTAGGTGGGTGGTCTTCGCGTGCGCCCGTGGCCACTCTGCCTGCCCGTAGAAGCGCGGGTGGTCGCGCATCGCCTCGGCCAGCTGCACGTGAAACCACGCGCAGTCGGTCGGCTTCCCGTGGCTCTGCGCATAGTGCGGGAAGTAGTAGTGGGTGAACGCGTTGTAGTCCGCCAGCAGCCGCGCGATCCGCGCCCCCTTCACCTCGGGGCTCTCCCGCACGCTCACCGCCGTGCCGTCCAGTATCTTCTGGCAGGTGCTCAGGGCTCGGTCGAGCACGTCGCGCTCTCGCTTCTTCATCGGGCACCCGCGCTCCATGCTGCTAGGTCCGCACTCACGGCCGCCGCCTCGTCGCTGTTCCACGCCCCCCGCCCGCGTTGCTCCCACCGCTGGAGCACCAACCGAAACCGATCAAACTCCGCAGGCGCCAGATCCACCTTCCTCCCCGGCGACACTACCCGGTGGTGCGTCACGTCTTCACTCGTCCATCCGTGCAGCCGCATGCGCGGCACCAGATACTCCATCCCGCTCACCACTTGGTCATCCGTCAGCGCCCGCTCCAGCGTGTTCCCCTCAAACTCGATCCCGATCAAGAACTCGTTACAGCCCGTGCGCCCCTTCCAGCTCGAGAGCCCCGCGTGCCAGGTCACGTCTCGGTCGTCGGCCAGCAGCGCCCGCGTCCCCTTCAGCCCGATCAGCACGTGCGCCGACACACTCTTTGCGCCGTTCGGTGTCGTCAGCGTGATCAGGTCGCCCGCCCAGCGGCCCCCCGTGTGGTGTAGCAGCGCACCCAAGCACTCGTTGCGCCCGACGCGCCGGTTGGGGGTCATCCGCACCAGTTCCTGATAGAGTGGGGTAGGGCTCATTCGCTTGCGTCGAAGTCGTAGGTGGTGCTCAGGTCGTGCAGGTAGGCTTGCGCCAGCTTCGCTACTTCGGGCGCCAAGTCGGGGCGGCGGGCCTGCACCACCCGCAAAAACTGGTCTATCGCCTGCGCCTTCGAGGCCAAGGTCGTCTCGCCCAGCAGCCCCTTCCGCGTGCGGATGATCGACTCGCGTGCCAGCACCTCGGTGTAAGCCAGCGGGGCCTTGATCGCTTTCTGGTGGTAGTGCGCCAGCTCACCCAGCAGGCCGCCGTCCAGCTGCTCCACGCTCACTTTCCGGCGCTGGCGCAGCTCGCCCCACTCCTCCTCCGCGCTCCACTTCCCGATGGTCTGCTGCGACACACCCACCGTCTCCGCCACCTGCTTTAGCGTGAAGCTTGTGTTCAGGTAGAGGGTGCGCGCGAGGTCCCGCACGTCCGGCTTCGGGGCGTTCGGGCGCGCGGGCTTGGGCTTCTGGGTCGTTTCGCGCGTGGGCACACGTCAAGCTCGCTACTCGCCCCGCATGTGTAAAATTTTGCTTTCCAGTGTATGGCGATTGGCCGCGCCCTCTCTAAGGTTGCCCATGTCCCAAAACGCCCCCACCGAAGCCCCCCGCGAGCGTAAGCCCCGCGCCCGCACCCTCGTCATCACAAGCAAAATCCGCGCGCGCTATGCCCAGCTCACGCAAATCAAAGACCCGATCACCGGCCGCGTAAAGTCCCACGCCGAGTC